GGAGGGCTTGACACGCCTCCGGCCCATGCTGCATTCTGGAGCCACGACCACGACCCAGGAGGCCACCATGACGCACTTCGCCAACGGAGACGCTGAGTCCCGTGTAAACGCCCGGTACGAGGACTTCAGCGCCGAAGAGATGCAGCGCGTGCAGCGCGAGCACAACGCCGAGCTCGCCGCCCGTGAGGTGGCGCGGCTCAGTGGCAGCGTCCCGGCCGCTCAGGCGCCGGTGAACACCACCCCGGTCCGTGAGGTTGTCCGCCGCGCCTCCGAGGCCAGCATCGCGTTCCTGGTGCGCCTGACCGCCGAGCGCAACCCCGGCGTCACTGCCGAGACCGCCGAGGCCATCGTGCGGGACTACGCGGAGCTGACAGGACAGCGTGGAGTCTCCAAGCGCATCGATGAGCTCAAGGCCACCCCCAGGCCCGCGCGCACCGTCCCCGTCGCCGAGGAGGCCCCGGCCGTGCCCGCCGGACGGTACGCGGTCACCGGCGAGGAGGGGCACACCGTCTTCGTCAAGGTCGACCGCCCGACCGAGGGCCGCTGGGCCGGATACGTCTTCGTCAAGGTCCAGGCAGGCGACGATGAGCACCGCGTATCCCGCGCCACGGAGGCCGCCCTCCTCGCCAAGATCGAAGCCGTCGGGCCCCAGGCAGCGATGATCCGCTACGGTCTGGAGCTCGGCCACTGCGGTCACTGCGGCCGGACCCTGACCAACGAAGCGTCCCGGGAAGCCGGGATCGGCCCGATTTGCCTGGCGAAAATGGGCTGGTAGCAGTAGCACCGCGTAACGCACAGCCCCCGCCCGACCACCTCAAGGGGAGTGGCCGGGCGGGTCTCGGGGGAAAGCTGCGGGGGCCTCGCCAGCCTCCGTAGTTTTCCTACATTGCATGGCCATCACGACGCATCTCGGTAGCATCACAGCGTATACGCGGGGTAGTGGAGCGGCGGCAGCGAGTGAATGTTACTCAACGGTAGGGGGCAGGGGGCACCCTGGGGCAGCCTTAAACCTACTACTCCTTACCGTGCACGCATTAGAGAGAAGGTGGTTTAAGCCTGCCCCCCGGTGCCCCCTGCCCCCCATCGGAGGGTGATCAGGTGGTCACAGCATGAATACCCCCTTAGTCACTCTCCGTCACCGTGAGCAGATGCGTGATCTGGACAGATATGATCCCTGACAGCACGCCGCTCACGACGAGGGAGCCCTCGCCCCATGCCTGACTCTTGGTTCGACTACCTAGCGTCCATCGACCACGACGACGAGGACTCGCACCACCTCGACATGAGAGTCCTGCGCGAGGTTCGCCGTCGCCAGTCCAAGGCCCGCATCGCCGCACGCCAGCCCCGCCACTGCCCGCGCTGCGAGAAGGACCGCACCGTCGCCGACTTCGGCCCCAACGCCGCGCGGCCCGACGGCCTCCAATCCTGGTGCCGCGACTGCCGCGACTGAGTCAGCCTGCGACAGATATGATCCCCGACGGCGGACCGCGCGTCCCTGGCTACTGAGCAGGGCCCGGCCGCCGTCGTGTAGCGGGGTGACTGGAGAGGCACCAGCGGGGTCTCATACGCCCTACGACGCGGGTTCGAATCCCGCCCCCGCCACGACAGCTGCGACAACGCAGCGCCCCATCCCGGAGACGACCCGGCGGCTGGGGGCCTATCAGGTGCGCACCACCGGGTCGATCACCGTTGCTAGCTCAGTGGCCAGAGCAGTCGGCTCTTAACCGACGGGTCCGGGGTTCGAATCCCTGGCGACGGACTTCCGCACTCAGGCAAGACCCTAGGGCCAGGCCAGAACGCGGGCACGCTGTAGGATGGGCAGTGTTACGGGTCGCACCCACCATCCCCCGCGTCGCTGGCTGTGCACAAGTCACCGGCGCGGGCCTTTGCTTCCCCGCGTCATCACGACACGCTCATGCGGCCCCCGGCCATGGAGACACTCTGACGACGCGGGGATCTAGCTGGACGAGGGCCTCTCCGTTTGAGGTCGGATGTAGTCGGTGGTCGCTACCCCACCTGACCCCGCTCCGGATAGAGGCCCTCGTCCTCTCATCATCTTCCGCGTAGACCGCTGCAAGGCCAGATTAGGGCATTGGGCCCGGCGAATGGCAGGCGGACCTGAAATCCGTCTACTACGCGGACACACACCCTCCCGCTACACCCCAACGGAAGGAACCCATGTCCCAGCGTAACGAAGAGCTTCAGGCCCTGGCCGAGAAGCACCGCAATAACACGGACCTCGCCAAGGCCCTCGGCAACGACAAGGCCCAGGACACCGACGAGGACACCCCGAAGGACGAGGACGCCGCCCCGGCCCCTGTCGCTCCCCCGATGGAGTACGACGCCGACGGCAACCCCCTCTCCTGACCTTCCCGCGTCAGCACCCCACCCCTCCATTTGAATGAGGGGTGGGGTGCTGAACTCCACGCCCCCTACCACTGTCACAGAACAGGGCCCAGGGCTGCGTTCAGATACCCTGCCCTATCCTTTTACAAAGGAGACCCCATGGCCTGGCAGAAGGGCACCAGTGCCCGTGCACAGCGCCTACCTCCCAACTGGCAGGCACTGCGGCTCAGCGTACTGCGGCGTGACAGGTACCAATGCCAGCACCGCGACTACCCCAACGCCCCGATCTGCGGAGCTCGCGCGAACCAAGTCGATCACGTCATCCATGGCGACGATCACTCCCCGCGTAACCTCCAGTCCCTGTGCGCTCCCCACCACGCGGCCAAGTCGTCTCGTGAAGGAGTCGAAGCTCGTCAGGCCAAGGGAACTACAGCACGGACTCCTGAACAACATCCTTCAGAACGAATCGCAAATCAGTCTCCGCGACCTGGGGGGGCAGTCAACCCCTGGGGGTAGACCCCCTTCCCCGCCCGACACCAAGCCCGGTCGGCATAGCTCGTCGCGGTATGTGACATCAGACAGGTCACAGGGGGTAGCTTTCAGCTACTCTCAGTGAAGACCCACAGAGGACGTTTACACGCCCCTCACCAGCCCTCCCGGACCCAGGCGGCCCGGTAGCCTAGACCGCCCAGGAGGCGACCATGGCGCGCGGCACAACCCACGCAACCAAGACGGACAGCACGTCCCGTCGCCCCACCCACGCCATGACCACTCTCACCCCTGACGGCGTGGTCCGTGGCCCCGACCTTTCCGAAGCGACCGACCGCTCCTGGGACAACGACGTCCTCCGCTGGTATCAGACCTGGAGGGAATCCGCCCAGGCCCAGCTGTTCACGTCCACCGACTGGCAGCGCCTCGCCATCCTCGCCCCCCTCGTCGAGAAGCACTTCTCCGGACCCACCGGCGCCACCATGTCGGAGATCCGGCTCAACGAGGAGCGCCTCGGAGCCACCGTGGTCGACCGCATGCGCGCCCGCATGGTCGTCGAGACCGGGGACGCCAGCACCGACGCCCAGATCCTCTCCCTGGTCCAGGACGAGTCCGACGAGGACCTCCTGTCGTGAGCACCGCGACGCTACAGGCCCTCACCACCCTGCCCGACTTCCCCACGGACGGCAGCATCAAGACCCTCGGCCTCGGCGTCATCCGCTGGATTCACGCCAGCCTTGTCCAGCCGGACGGCGACGACGCCGGTGAGCCCTTCCGGCTGACCCGCGAGCAGCGCCAGTTCGTCCTGTGGTTTTACGCCGTCGACTCCCGAGGCAAGTTCCTCTGCCGACGCGGCATCCTCCGGCGCTCCAAGGGCTGGGGCAAGTCGCCGTTCGTCGGTGCCATCTGCCTCGCCGAGCTCGCCGGGCCCGTCCGCTTCGACCACTGGGACGCCGCCGGGAAGCCCGTCGGCAAGAACCACCCCTTCCCCTGGGTCGTCGTCGCCGGGGTCTCCGAGACCCAGACCGAGAACACCCTCGCCGCCATCCGTGCGATGTGCGAGGGCACCGCCCTGGACGCCCACGAGGGCGGCCCCCTGGACGTCGGCCTCACCCGCATCCTTCTCACCAACGGCAAGGGCAAGCTGGTTCCGATCACCGCGTCGTCCGCGACCGCTGAAGGCGCTCGCCCCTCCTTCGCCTGCCTGGACGAAACCCATCACTGGAAGGCCGGGAACGGCGGCAAGAAGCTCGCCAAGACCGTCCGCCGCAACCTCGCCAAGTCCCGCGACGGCTCAGCCCGCTCGATCGAGACCACCAACGCGCACGAGCCCGAGGAGGACTCGGTCGCGGAGGACTCCTACAAGGCGTACTGCAAGGTCCGCGACGGCCGCTCCCAATCCAAGGGCATCCTCTATGACAGCCGCGAAGCCCCCGGCGGCATCGACCTCGCCGACGTCGAAGCCGTCAAGCTCGGCCTCCTCGCCGCGTACGGCGACGCCGATTGGCTAGACCTGGAGCGGATCCTCGACGAGGTATACGACCCGGACACCTCCCCTGAAGAGGCCCGGCGGTTCTACCTCAACCAGATCGTTGCCGCCGCCAACAGCTGGCTAGACCCTCACCAGTACGACGCCAACTACGACCCCGACCTCGCCCCGCTCACCGACGGCGACACCATCACCTTAGGATTCGACGGCTCCCTCACCGACGACAGCACCGCCCTCGTCGCGGTCCGCGTCTCCGACGGCGCCCCGTTCCTGCTAGGCATCTGGGAGCGGCCCGAGCACGCCAAGAACTGGGAAGTCAACAAGCCCCAGGTACGCGGCGTGGTGGACCGCGTCTTCGAGGTCTATGACGTCGTAGCGTTCTTCTCCGACGTTGCCTACTGGGAGACCGACGTCGACACGTGGCGCGAGACCTACGGCGAGAAGCTCCTCCTCAAGGCCACGACCCGCCACGCCATCGCGTGGGACATGCGCGGCCATCTCGCCGACACCACCAAGGGCGTCGAAGCCCTGCACCGCGCCTACATCGACAGCGAGCTCCCGCACACCGCCCACATGACCCTCGAAGGTCAGGACGGGGCCGCCATCCTCCGGCGCCACGTCCTCAACGCCCGTCGCCGTCTGAACCGATTCGGCATCTCCTTCGGCAAGTCGACGCGGGAGTCACAGGAGAAGGTCGACGCCACCGCCGCCCTGACCCTCGCCCGCATGGCGCGCAACCGCGTGCTCGGAGAGGGTGTCCTCGCCAAGCGCCGCAAGCCCGCAGGCCGCCTCATCGGCTTCTGACCACCGACCTCTCCGATAGGACTCCCCATGCTAATCGCAGCCGCAGACGCCGCCGCCGTCGCGACCGAGATGGAATCCCACATCTCGCGCATTACCAACCGTCGGCGCGGCTTCTACGGCCGCATCGATCGGTACCTCGACGGCCACCACGACATGCCCTACATGCCGCGTGGCGCGACCACCGAGTACCACCGGCTAGCCCGCAAGGCCATCACCAACTGGCTTCCCCTCATCTCCGAGACCTTCTGTCAGATCCTCTTCGTTGAGGACTACCGCTCGGCCGACGAGGCCCAGTCCGACGCCGCCTGGAAGCACTGGCAGGCCAACAAGCTCGACGCCCGCCAAACCATCGCCCACCGGGCGGCCCTGGAGTACGGCGTGGGCTACGTCATCGTCCTCCCGGGCGAGAACCCCGGCGAAGCCTCCATCCGTCCCATCCACCCGACCCGCGTATGGGCCGACTACGAGGACGACGACGACGAATTCCCCCAGCGCGCCCTGATCCGCAAGGGCAAGGCCACCAACGGTGACCTCCTCTTCGAGCTCTACGACGACGAGGCCGTTTACACGCTCCAGAAGCCGAAGGACGGCGGAGACGTCAAGGTCGTCTGGGTCGAGATGCACAACATGGGTTACGTCCCCATCGTCCGCTTCCGCGACCGTCTCGACGGCCGCAACACCGGCATCATCTTCCCCCTGATCACGATCCAGGACCGTATCAACGAGGCCGTGTTCAACCTCCTCATCGCCCTCCAGTACGCCTCGTTCCGGCAGCGCTGGGCCACCGGCCTCGTCATCCCCGAGAACCCCGACGGCACTCCGATTGAGCCCTTCGAAGCGGCGGTCAACCGGCTCTGGATCTCCGACAACCCGGACGCCAAGTTCGGCGAGTTCAATCAGACCGACGTCACCGGCCACATGTCCGCGTACGACTCCGCCGTGTCCACCATGGCAGCCCTCGGCCGCGTCTCCCCGCACACGCTCCTGGGCAAGCTGGTCAACCTCTCGGCCGAGGCCCTCGCCGCCGCTGAGAGCATCACCCAGCGCGCCGGAGGCCAGTACCAGATCCTCTTCGGGGAGTCGTGGGAGCTCGTGCTCCAGTGCGCCGCTCAGGCCGCCGGAGACCCGGCGCCCTCCGAGGACGCTCAGGCCAAGTGGAAGAACACCGAGGTCCGCTCCCTCGCGGCCCAGGTCGACGCCCTCGGCAAGATGGTGCAGATGCTCGGCGTCCCGCAAGAGGCCGCCTGGCGCATGATCCCCGATGTCAACAAGACCGACGTCGACTCCTGGCTAGCGATGAAGCCCGCCAACGCCGACGGCATCACCGCCCTCGCCGACGCCCTCGCCAAGACGGGCACCACCAGCCC